TGCCCCGGACATTTGGAGTTCAGTTGACCCGCTGGAAATAACTTTGACTGCCCACTGGTTTGTTGTCGTGTGCGTAAAGTTGGCAATGACTGAAGTAGATGAAACATCCAGCTTTGCACCCGGCGAACTCGTCCCAATCCCCAGACCTGTGGAGGTCAGGCGCATTTGTTCGCCGCCAATACCGCCGTTTGCGGATGCCAAGTAAAAACGCAATTGGCCGATTGTGGAGTTGTCAGGGCCGTAATGCGCCAACTCACCAAGCGATGTGGTTGCTTGTGAAAGATACGTTCCGGTTCCTGCCGTGGTTTGAGACCCTGTAACTCTTATCGCACCGTTCGTTGTGATCTTTTCCGTGGCAGTACCACCCACTGCCAACAATGCGCCATCAAACGTCAGCGCACTCCCGCTCGTCGCTACCTTGCTGCCGTTGAGGTACAGCACACCGTTGTCGGTGCCAGCATTCAAAATCGGGTTGGCAGAGAACGTAGCCACGCCCGTGGCATCAGCCAGCGTCATCGACGCAGTGCCATCCTTGGCTTTGACGTTCGTGACTTCAAGGTTGGTTGTGTCGATGGTGGTAGAGTTGAACGTAGCCGCCGTGACCGCGCCATTCAGCGTTGTTGTCGTGCCGTTGGATGAGCCAATTGCAATCGCTGTTGTCGAACCACTGACCCCACCTGTAGCAATGTTGAGCGTCTTGGTTTCCCCGCTTTCCGTCGCCCCTGTACCAAGCGACAGAGTATGCGACTTGGTGGATTGGCCTAGCGTCATCGCGCCCGTTTGCGCCGCTCCACCTGCCGTCCAAGTGCCAGTGGTCTGGGATGTTCCGAGCGCAAGGTTTTGCGTCGTTGCGGAGAGCGTTGCTGCGCCCGTTACGGTGGCCTCCGCAGCAGTCAGCAACGTACCATTGAACGTCAGATTTGCAGATCCAGCCAAAGCCCCGCTGCTGTTGTACTGAACCTGAGTGTTGGATCCACCGATGGTTCCAGCACCCTTGGTTGCAAGCACCTGCACAACGCTACCGTTGTCCTTGTAGAACAACTTGCCGTCAGTGATGTTCAGAGCCAACTCGCCCGTCGCAAGATTCCCCGCGGTGGGAACAGCACTTGCCGTAGCGGAGTTGTAAATCTGAATCGGGGTATATCCAGCTTGTGCCATTAAAAAGTCCCTCCAGAGATGCCAGCCCATACCGGAACTCCGGCGCCAGCAGATGTCAACACTTGCCCAGCAGTCCCATTCGCAATAAACGAAGTGGCCCCTGCCGACGTTTGATATGGAATCTGACTTGCAGCGCCACCCGCAATGTTAGTAGCAGTCGTTGCAGATGTCGCTGAACCAACAGCCAATGAAGCAGGATTTGACCATTGCGGAGCCGATGCACCTGCCGTCAGGAAGTACCCCGCAGTGCCGAGAATTAACTTGGATAATGTATTGGCACTGGACGCATATGTAATGTCGCCTACAGCGTAACTGGTAAGCCCAGTGCCCCCATTAGCCGCCACTAATGTTCCAGCAAAAGTTATTGTCCCAGCCGTAGTGATCGGGCCACCAAAGGTCGTTAACCCCGTCGTACCCCCACTAACATTCACCGAGGTAACATTGCCGCCAACCATGGCGGTTTGCCACATACCGTTGGCGTATCCCTCAAAGATGCCAAGCTCGGAGTTGTATCGCAAATAACCATTGGTATTGGGGTTTCTTTGCGCCGTTGTCCCTGTTGGTAGCCGCATGCCACCAGTTCCCGGAACAATAGGATTGCTGGCTATTCTTATTGTTGGATTGCCTGCAGCGCCGTTGCCGTCAGTGACGGAGATCTCGTCAGAAGTACCAATGATCACCCGCGGGTTAACCGAACTTCCATCGGTGGACAGGACTCCGGGACTCGCTACGTTGGCCAGAGATCCAACAGTCCCCGTCAGGGAGACTGTAGGGTTTCCAGAAACACCATTGCCATTAGACACAGACAAACCAGCACCGCTGGCCTGCAGAATCCTAGCAACAACAGTAGAGGCCGTATCTTTTGCAACAATGCCCGTCAGAGCCGTTTCTAGGCTTCCAGCCGCCCTGTTAAGGGCAAGGCGATAGAAGGACAGCGCTCCACCATCCGTAAGCCCTAAGCCCGTGCTGGTAGACAGGTATCGGCTGTTGGGAAGAGTGGCCTCACTGTTGATCGTCAGAAAGGTCTGGTTCTGACTAGGCGAAGCAGCAATAGCCGCGGTCGTCGTTTGTACCGTCTGGCCGTTCTGAACAATAGGAACTGACTCAGTGCCTGTGATTGGCCCAGCAGTCGGCAATGAGGTAATGGTTACGTTAGCCATTAAGGTTGAACCTCAATTCCATCCAGATTGCCGTTGTTCTCTGGCGTGTCGTCGTTCTGCTGTGTTGAGATCACATAGCCGCCATATCCAGTAGTAACCAGATTATCGTCCGTCACAGCCACGCTGACATCAGGTCTTGGGAACCTGATTGTGATTTTTTCTGTTTTTCTGGCAGGCGAACGATACGGATCGAAGTTGTCTGCGCAACCTTGATCACAAACCTGCAATCCTGGGAAATTTGGATCTGACCTCATAACAGCATGAGGCCGCTTCATCTTGCAGCGATCACACACCGCAATCGCTATGTCTGAGTAGACGGTAGTGTCCAGAAATCGAGGCATGTTTACCTCGTATAAACGCCTATGTTCGGGGCGAAGTAGATGGGCGACTTGTCCCGCTCTTCCTGCTCTGCCTGAGTAAGATACTTCTCTGCCTGCCCTTCAAGGTATTGAATCCTTGCAATATCAACGCCTGGAAGCTCTTGGCTCATCTGGTGAGCCAGCATGTTCTGCACAGCCAGATACCACCGCTGGGGGATCTCAAGCTCTCCAGACAGATCGCCTACATCCATGATCTGGCGCGAGTACCACACCGTCATCTGCACGAACGGGTCAGACGGAACCGGCCACAAATACAGCTTGGCTTGAGGAATCGTGCGATCTACCCAGAACTGGAACGGCTGATTGGCCGTGAAATTCTTGTTCGGCAGGTTCGTGTAGTCATCACGATTCAACCTAGCCATCGTGATCTCGGTGGAATTGTTCCCCAGGTACAACTCACGCACACTGATCGTGCTGCCGCCAGTAGCCCTCATGCGGTAATACTGGACATTCGCGCCTGGATCAATGTCGTACCAAATCCACTCGCCATCCACCCAAGCAGTAGCACCTGGGTCGTACAGCGTCTCCCAAGTGATCCCATCTTGAGACACCTCAAAGATCACGTTGGTCGTGGCAGTGGTGGCCGGCAGGATGCCAATCGAACCAATATAGACCGTGTTGCTGGTGCCGTAGTCAATCGTGACCGTGCCATTTGTAGATGTCTGCGTAAACACAGTCTCTACGTTGCCGTCAAAGGCATTTGCAACCGTACCACCAGCACTTGTGGCGTACCCGCCAGTGTTGTTGGGAGTCGGTCTATTCAATCTGCGGTACAGAACATTCAGCGCATCGTTTGCGCCTATCGGCAGGTCATAGATGTACTTGTTCGGCTGCAGGCCAATGACAGTCTTGCCGATTGCCCAATACTGAATCCCGATGTTGATCAGGTTAGACAGCAGGAAATACAGAGATTCTCGAGCAGACAGAACCTGCTCAGAGGTCAACTCTTCCGCTAGCTTGCCGCACCTACGGGCACCGTGGTCAATCAGCGTCTGTACCGAAATGACCGTCTGACCAACAGTTCCTGAGTAGGCCATCGTTTACTTTCTTCCCAGTAGACGTTGCACCGTATCTGTCTCCCAGATGCGGATTGCAGTCCAAATGATAGTAAACGCTGCAGCGATAGACGGAAGAAACTCCACAAGCGTTCCTAAAACAGTAGCGATGGACAACGCATCGACTACATGCTTAGTGGATTCTGATATTTCGTGCTTCATCACCACCCCGGACAATTCCAGCGCTTCATTGATGCCCTTGATCGGCTTCCCTTCTCGCTCTTTTCAGCGATAGAGCCCATTCTCGCGCAGAAGGAGTTCCTGCGGGAACCCCCTTCCGGCTGCGGAGCCTTCAAGTCACTACCAGTCTCACGGTTGTACTTCTCACGGCCCTTCTGGGTCAATCCAGCGCCCTGTGAGACAGGCAACTTCTCGCCTCTTCCTACCGACAACTTGACTTCACCGCCACCAGCCTTCTTGACGGTCTTCGCAGACTCCTTGAAGGCCTGGGCAGTCGGAGCGCCTGCAGATCCAGGCTTCCTCATCTTCTCGCCAGAGCCTTCAGCAATCCGCTCCCGCTTGGCGTGAATGTTGGCGTACAGACCTCCCTCTGCCATCTTCTCAGGCAGCTTGGCGTAAGCCTTCTTGCCATTATTGGCGTCTGTAAACTCAGCAGCCACTTCGGGTTTGATACCCGCCTTCTTAGCGAAAAAAGGGTTGTTCTCTGCCGCCTTCATGAAGCGAAACTGCGCCTGAGATTTGGCCGGCATCAATGCACCCTGTTGATGGTTGCAATTACAGAGGCCGTAGACGGGTAATTCGCCCCAGAGGCATAGGTCTGCAGCGACACATTCGTGTTGTCTGCTTCCCAGAACAACTGAACGTAATCACCCGCGTTCAAGGTAATGTAGTAGTTCCAACCGACAACAATGTGACCATTAACGCCTCCATGAGAAGACGGCACAGAGATGTATCCGGTAGAACCAGTCACGTTGTTGCCGTTGATCTTGATCCAGACACGCACATCATGCTCTTGCGACTGCGTGTTCTCAAACTGACCGCTCCACTGGAAGTTGTACACACCCGTCTGCGATGCAGTAATACGAGAGTTCAACACCAACGTAATACCACTTGAGTAGTCCGTGGTATTGAACGTCATCGCATACGCTGTATTTGCAAGCGTTGCCGGTTGATCCGTGAAGTCAGAAAACGCCGCGTATGAATCACGAACGTAATCAGTGATCGTGTCCAGCGTTGCTTTAACGTTAGCCCCCGACTGAACAAGCGGGATAGTCTCTGCGCCCGTCAGCGTTGCCGCGTTGGGCATTGCTGAAATCTTTTGGTCGGCCATTACGATGACTCCAGAATAATCTTGTCGTTGTCCTCTTGCAGGACAAGCCCAGGTGCAGTCTCATCTGCAATGTAGCTGGTTGCAATCGGAGCTACACCATACAGATCAACTACCCCCGTGTCGCCAACTTCAGCCCCGACACCGCCGCCAACAACATTGACGGCATTTACATCGGCAGCAAACCCATCAGACGTATTGGCCTGATTGGCAACGTCGGTGTACCCAACGTAGGGCATGATCAGATGCCAGCTTGAACGAGCTTCAACTGGGCAGTGCCATCACCAGAGTTAACCAGCACCTTGATGCCGGTCACCGGGAAGGCATAGTTGCCATCAGCATTCGCCGCCAACGAAGCAATCGTCGGGTGCGAGAACCACGTTGAGAACCCAACCGCAGGGTCATCAAACGTATGCTGGATGGTGTAATTGACTGTGCCAGTCACGATCACCCCAAATCCCACGTTGAACGGGGAAACATTGGTGTTCATGACCAATGCGGAACTGGACCCAACGCCAGTCCTAGAAATAGTTTGCAGCTTCATAGCAGCCTCAAAGGAGAAGCGGGGGCCGAAGCCCCCACTTGGTTCAGCAGGTAACGGCCCCGCCGCGCTTCTTTGGAGTGACTGTTACAGACTTTTCAGTCTTTGTCAC